TATACTCAAAACTCTCACGCATATACGATTTAGTTTTCTTCTTGCCTGGGACAGGTCTTTTGCATTGACGAGAAGGTTTAATCTCAATCAACATTTTCTTATTCTTATCTGTTTTGATTATGAAGTCTGGAAAGTATCTATGATATTTCTTATCAATAGGACTATAATATCTAATTGCTAATTCTTCACTTGCCCAATTTGTTATGCCTGGGTTATTATCACAATATACCATAAACTTACGCTCTAAAAGTGAACGATAGACTATGTTATTTGGGTTACCGACATATTTTTCAGGTTTAATCGGTTTATATATTCCTTTAAAAGACTTGCTCATATCATATAAATAGTTATAACAATATTTAGTAAGGATATAATTAATGGCTTGGACATCAAAAGTAGCAAATGTAATCAAAGGCAGAATAGGTAGTGCTATTGCTGGCGCAGTAGGTAATAAATTAATGAACTCGTTTGCTAGTCAAGGGCAGACTACTAAAGTAGCCGCTAAACTATTAGGCAAATCACCATTAGAAATAGGTAACAATTCTGCTACAGCACATATGCTAGAGAATCCTTACTCATACGGAACAGTATATTATCCACAAGAAACAAGTAATCTTGGAGATGGACACTATGTCATATTTGATATATTAGCACATAAGAGATCAAAATTCAAAATGAGCACTTTTGACAATGGCGTTGTTAAACCTACTAACGAAGGATATGTTGGCGAAGACTGGAAGATGTTTGGTAAAAGACAAGGCACACAGAATGACAGAATTAAAAATATAAAACAAAAAGGTATAATGCAATCCAATAGAGTTAGAGGTGTTAACTCTGGTTTATTTAAACACGCAGAATCAAATCACACCTATGTAACAGATAGTATATTATTGTATATGCCACCTGAAGGTATGAAATTTAATTATAGTGCTGAATACGAGGCACTAGAAACTGGTATTGCAGGTGATCTAGCACAAGGTTTAGCAGGACTAGTAAATGCAGACGATTTTGAAGGTGCAATTCAATCAATAGGTAAAGGTCTGTCAGGTGTAACTGAACTAACTAAAATGGCAGGTTTTGGTGCATTAGCAATCATACCTGGTATGGAGAACGCAAGAGGATTATATGACAAGTTTAGAGGTCAGGCAAAGAATCCTAATTTAGAGTCAGTATTTAAATCAGTACCATTTAGAGAGTTTAATTTTCCATTTACTTTTGCAGCTAAGAATGAAAAAGAAAAAGATAGTGTACACAAGATATTACAAATGTTTAGATTTCATATGTTACCACAACACAAGAATGACGCTAATGGATACTTTGATGTACCATCAGAATTTCAAATAACATATATGTATAGAGATAACGAGAACCAATACTTACCGAGAATTAGTCGTTGTGTTCTTAAATCTTGTGAAATAGATTATGCACCTGAAGGTGTTGTATCTACACTAACACCAGATGAAAGAGGTGCTCCACCTACTATTATCAAAATGAATTTACAATTTGGTGAAACAGAAATTATGACTAAAGAAACAGTAGCACAAGGATATTAATATGTACTTTGAAAGATTCCCTAGAGGCAATTATATACAACCAGGTACTAAAACATACAAACAAGTAGTAGATTTATTCAGACGAATAAAAATTAGAGATAAGATTAAAAACGAAGCAAGTTTGTATTCAGAATACTTTGTTAATAATGGTGAACGACCTGAAGATATTGCAGGCAAACATTTTGGCAATCCATTATTGCATTGGATAATATTAATATCAAATAATGTACAAGACGCATATTACGAATGGCCAATGACCTTTCAAGCATTTGAAGATTATGTCAAAGACAAATACGATAATGCTGAGGCAACACACCATTATGAGAAAATACAATCAAGTGGTCCTCAAAAATCAATAGATTACTCACACTTAATTGAATGTAATAGTACAGACGCTGGTGCTCAATCAGTATCTAATAGAGAACACGAACAAAGAAACCAGGATAAAATTAGCAGAATAAGATTATTAGAACCAGCATTTTTACCTGTATTGATAGAAGAATTTGAAAGACTTATGAATGAATAATTATGTACGAATCAATAGACACAAATAAATTAGACAAAACAGGAAGATTCCAGTTAGACGATATTGCTTTGTTGTCATATCAATCAGCAGATGGATCAAACGAAAATCCTAAATCAATTTCAATCAGATCATTGGTTATGGAGATTAACCTATATGAGTCTTTAGAAGGACCAGGCATATATGGTAATGTCATTGTCGCAGACGGACAAGCAGTCTTATCACACTTACCTCTAACAGGTTACGAATCAATAGAGTTTAAACTGGCAACGCCAGGGTGCAGTAAAGGTTACGACTTTTCTACTATGACAGGTCACCCTATGCACATTTACAAGATTTCAGATAGACAACCTACTACACCAGGATCACAAATTTATATGTTGCATTTTTGCAGTAAAGAAATGTTGAGCAATGAAATGACTAGAGTCAATAGAACTATGACAGGCACAGTAGATCAAATGGTCATTGACATATTCAGAAGCGACATTGAAAGTACAAAGAATTTAATCGTAGAAGAAACAAAAGGCATCCATAAATTTGTTATGCCTAGATTAAAACCTTTTAATGCAATATCTAAACTAGCCGCTAATGCTGAACCAATGAAGTACGCTTCAAGTGGTATGATATTTTACGAAGACAGTACAGGTTACAGATTTAGAAGTATAGAAAATATGTTAGCAATATCAGGAGCAGCAAGACCTGTGGTTGCTAAGTTTCAACAGAAACCTCGTAATGTAAAAGGTGGTACAGGTGAAACAGATATTATTAAAGAAATGCAGACTGTGGATTCTTATGCAATCAAAGATCAGTTTGACACATTAAAGAATTTATCAAATGGCGTATATGCAAGTAAGATGGTTACACACGATATATTCAACAAAACCTTTTCGGAATTAGACTTTGACTACAATACATACTTTCCTACTATATTTCACACGGAACACGATGGCAAGGGTGGTATGACTGATAACAAGGGTCAATTACCAGTGTTTAACTACAAAGATAATAAGATGATAAGTGATAAGCCAGAGGGTACTATGAATTTCGTTTCTACTACATCTAAAGTACAAAACGAATACGAGGGACCAGAAGGTGAACGAATATTTCCAAGAGCATTAGCACAGAAACTATCATTTAAAAGTCAAGTCATAACATTGAACGCAAGAGGTTTCACAGGTTTATCAGTAGGAGATTTATGCAGTTTTGAAGTACCGGCGTATGAACCACCTGGTATGGACAATCCACTTGGCATAGACCCATATATGAGTGGCCGTTATATCGTAAGAAAGATACATCACAAAATTAGTACAGTAAAAGATAACCATAGTATGAACCTAGAGTTAATCAAAGACGCAGTAAGAGTTGCTTATCCTGAGGAGAATTTAGATATACTATCAAAAAAAGAAAACCAAGATAGTCTTACATATCTACAATACGAACTAGACGATACTATTATAGATATAGCAGGGAATAACAATGATGTAACGGCTTAGAGCTGCTAAGAGTCAGATTTTTTTTGACTAAGGCAGGCCAGCACGCCACAATATGAGAGAAAACAATTAACTGAGCAAAGGCAATGAGAATATGAACATAAGAACGCAGATAATAGACATTAGCAAGAGATGTAAAGACAAATTTATAAGACTAATAGAGGACGCTCACTATAAGTATGACTGTATAACATACTATAACAGATACCACAAGTTTTACAAAGGGACATCAAGTCATATGCAATCAATCAAAGCTAAAGTCAGTCTAGCGACTGCCTACTTCATAAAGAGTATGGATAAAGTAGATATGGCAAAGGCTTCCTTGGGGCATAGTGATTGTTATATACATAATACAGAAATACAAGAGCATAATAAGGGTTTGCGTAGGAAAGAATTAAATAGTATTAAATGACATATAGCGTAGTGATTAAAAACAAACATATATCGGTAGGAATATAAATGGCCTTCTTAGGAATTTCGGAGTTTAAACATTTTGTCGGCGTAGTAGAGGATCGTTTTGATCCTGAGAAACTAGGCAGGCTGCGTGTTCGTGTTCTTGGCATACACACAGCAGATAAGAATAAGATAGCAACCGCAGACTTGCCTTGGGCGTCTGTTGTATTGCCTGTTACATCATCTGGCATATCTGGCTTAGGCCAGTCGCCGTCTT